ATGGAACAAGTAAAGTCCCAAATTTACGAGATTATGGGAATTGCTGACATTCAAAGGGGTCAAACAGACCCTAATGAAACACTAGGTGCTCAGATAATTAAGAGTAATAACGCTGCTGGTCGATTAAAGACTATGCAACACAATGTCGTGAACTTTGCGACTAAGATTTTGAATATCAAAGCACAGATCATTTGCAGACACTTTACAGAAGAAACTATAGTACGGATAAGTGGTGCATCGCAACTATCAGACAACGATAAGCAACTTGTACCTCAAGCGTTAGCATTACTCAAAGACGAAAGTGCGAAGAATTTTAGGATAGAAGTCACCTCAGATTCGATGATTTACCAAGATGAGATGCAAGAAAAGCAAGATCGCATGGAGTTTTTGAGTGCAGTAGGTAATTTTATGCAAAACATCATACCTTTAGGACAAAATGCACCTGAATTAGTACCTATGGCGATGGAAATGCTCAAGTTTGGGGTAACAGGGTTCAAAGTTGGTAAGGGTTTAGAGGGTTTAATTGACGAAACAGCAGATAAACTTAAAGAAATGGCTAAACAACCACGACAGCCACAGCCTAATCCTGAGATGATGAAGATTCAAGCACAGTCCCAGGCTAAACAAGCTGAAATGCAGATGAACGCACAGTTAGAGCAAGCTAAGATGCAACAACAGATGCAAGTTGAGCAACATAAACAAGAGATGCAAGCCCAAGAAAACACTCTACGCAACCAGTTAGAGGCTCAACGACAGACTATGGATCGTGAGATGGAGATGAAGTTAGCCCAAATGAAGATGATGACAGAGAGGAACACACAGATTCTTCTTGCATACATCAATAATGGTGCGAAGATTGAAACTGCACGAATATCTAGTGGCTTAGACGATGGTGCAATGGCTTATGCAGAGTATCAGAATGATGAAGATATGATAAAAGCACAAGAACATCCTTTAGCACCTATAGCGAACGCAATTAGTCAAGGTAATCAGAGTATGACTAATACAATAGGACAGTTAATAGGCACTTTACAACAACAGCAAGAGGCATCAAACAGACCAAAACAAGTTATTAGGGATGAGCAAGGCAAAATCGTAGGAGTCCAGTGATGGCTATTACAGTTAAGCATTTAAAAGTATCAGCAATACCTGATGAGGCAGATACAAGTCTAGTAAGACCTAGTGATTGGAACGCAGACCATGTATTAACAGGTACTATTCCTATTGTAAATGGTGGAACTGGTCAAACTACTGCTAATCTTGCGTTTAATGCACTTGCACCTAGTCAAACAGGGAATACAGGTAAGTATCTAACAACAGATGGCACAGATACTTCTTGGGCTACAAATCCTTTAGGAACTGTGACAAGTGTTGCAGCTAGTGGTGGAACAGGCATAAGTGTAAGTGGAAGTCCAATAACAACAAGTGGGACTTTAACAATTACGAATACTGCACCTGATCAAACTGTCGCTATAGCAAGTGGCACAGGTATAAGCGTTACAGGTACTTACCCTAGTTTTACAGTTACAAATACAAGTCCATCAAGTGGTGGTACTGTAACGAGTATTACAGCAGGAACTGGTTTAACTGGTGGAACGATAACAACTAGTGGAACTATAGCAATCGACAGTACAGTTGCAACGCTAACAGGAACACAAACCCTAACAAACAAGACATTAACTACACCTATTATTAATCAAATTAATGATGCTAATGGAAATGCTGAATTAAAGTTTTCAGCTATTGCAAGTGCTGTAAATCAAGTCACCATAGAAAACTCTGCAACTGGCAATCCTGTGCATATTTCAGCTACAGGAACAGATACAAACATAGGCATACATTTAGCTCCAAAAGGTACAAGTGGATATGTCAATGTACAAGGTGGTTTAGACGATACTAAAAGATTAATGTTTAATCCTAATGGGTCAACTACTAACACAAGAACTATGATTTCTTCTGTGCAAACTGTAGATCGCACTATTACATTACCTGATGCTACAGACACTTTAGTTGGTAAAGCAACAACAGATACGCTAACAAACAAGTCCATATCAGGTTCTACAAATACCCTTACTAACATAGCTAACGCAAGTTTAACTAACTCAGCAATTACTATAAATGGTACTAGCACAAGTTTAGGTGGCTCGATCAGCGTAGGAACTGTTACAAGCGTTACAGGTACAAGTCCTGTAGTCTCAAGTGGTGGTGCAACACCAGCGATTAGTATGCCTGCAGCTACAGCAAGCGTTAATGGTTATCTAACATCAACTGATTGGACAACATTCAACAATAAGTCTAATACAAATGGAACTGTAACTAGCGTAAGTGGCACAGGTACAGTCTCAGGTATATCACTAAGTGGTACAGTTACAACTACAGGAAGTCTTACACTAGGTGGCACATTAGACTTGTCTAGTCCTCCAGCTATTGGTGGTACTTCAGCAAATACAATTAAAGGTACGACAATTACAGCAACAACAGGAATTTTTGGTGGGACTTTTTAAATGTTTCAAGCAGCGTTCCAAGTCAATGCTTTTCAGAATAATGCGTTTCAGACTATTAGCGTTATACCTGAAATGGATATGCACGATGGTATTACTAAAGAAGAATTAAGAAGGATTCGAGCATTACTCAAGAAACGACAACAAGCAGAGAATGAACGCAATAGACTAAGAATTGAGAAGATACGAGCAAGAAAAGAGGCATTAACTAACTTAATTGACCCAAAAGAAGTACGCAAAGTCATTGAAGTTAAAGTAAAATCTATACAACCAAAGATAGATAAAGTCGATTTTGACATTCAATCACTTGAAAATGAACGACAGAAACTTATTTATGCAATTAATGCTCGACAAGAAATATACAGACTTAATATGGAATTGGCTATTCAAAATGCCAAGACTAGAGCAGACCAAGATGATGAGGAGGCTATATTAATACTTCTCCATTAAATCCTCATAACGAATATAAAAAGGCTTATGAGCATTTACACGCTGGTAGATTAGACGCTGGTTTTAGACTATTTGAATACAGATGGCATCCAGAGGTAATGGCGAATCAAGCTGCAGATTATGTAAAACCTTTAAAAATACCTGTTTGGCGAGGCGAATGTCTTATAGGTAAGTCAATAACAGTTGTGCATGAACAAGGCTTTGGCGATATTATTCAATATGCTAGATTCTTACCAGCATTAAAAGTCTTAGGTGCTAGAAAAGTCGTTAGTCTTAATCATGGCTCATTACATCACCTTTTAGGGCAGATCAGTAGCATAGATGTGTTTACCAATGCAACAGAAGAAGGAACAGCAGTTGAATCAGATTATTGGATTGGTGCTATATCTTTACCCTATTACCTTTCGTTACAACACCCTGGTGTTAAATCATTATTTCCATGTAATTTGCAGAAAATTGTCGGTAGTGAGGGTTATTTTGAGGCAATACCATCGAATATTCCAAGTAAGATAGGAGTAAATTGGGCTACTTCTAAGGGTATTTTGCATTATGTAAGGACTATGCACCCTAAGAATATGCTTGAGTTGGTAGGTACAAATGCTTACTCTTTAAATCCTGAAGGTGACGAGTTTTGGTATCCATTACCTAACGATGGTTGGAAAACAGATTGGTCAAAGACTGCACGACACATTAAGGCCATGAAAGGAGTAGTCACAGTTGATACTGCTACTGCTCATCTAGCTGGTGCATTAGGAGTTAAGTGTATTGTGCTTATGCCTAGAGACGAGTTTAAATGTTGGCGATGGAAACATGGAACTTGGTACGACTCTGTAATACCTGTTGATGAGAAAGACTACGATCAGATACCAGAACTTATAAGGAGAATGTAATGACAGATAAAGAGGCATTTTTAGCACATTGGACTCCTACAATCGGTCAAGAGGAGGCTGAAAAGTCATGGGCTATGAAAGATGTCAAGCGACAAGCTAACATGGTAATGAGTGATATACAACCTTATAAGTCAATGATTGATGGTAGTTGGATAACCTCAAGATCACGACATAGAACACATTTAAAAGATCATGGTTGTATAGAAGTAGGTAACGAAAAGCAAGAGCATAAGCCTAAACAATATTACGATCCTAGTCTTAAAGCTAAGATTGGTGAGATTGTTTATTCTAAATTGAAGTATTAATCCGATTACTTGGAGAGAAAAATGGCAGATTTACGATCAGCACTAGAAGAAGCGTTTAGCAATGAACCTGTAGAAGTTAGGGAAGAACAACAACCAGAGCCTATTGAGGTAGAAGAAAGCTCACATGATGAGCCACAAGAAGTTGAAGAAGTTGTAGAAGTTAAGCCTATTAGACCTACAACATGGAAAAAAGAGTATCTTCCGATTTGGGACAAGATTCAGAATGGTGAAGAATTATCTAGCGATGAACGCAAGAAACACCTTGAATACTTAAATCAGAGGGAGTCTGAATACAAAAAAGGGGTAAATACCTATAAGGCTGAGGCAGATAGATTTAAACCACTAGATGAGGCTATTGCACCTTTTAGAGAACACCTTAAACAACAGAACATTAATGAGGCACAATGGATTAATAACTTAGGAAGGGCTCATTTGATACTAAGTCAAGCACCTCCTGAGCAAAAAATCCAAATGTTTCATCGACTTGCACAAGACTATGGTATACAATTAAACCAAGGTCAGATGCAAAAGCAACAAATTGACCCTTATACTCAGCAATTAATGCAACAACTTCAACATATGAACCAAGAAGTTGGTACTATTAAGTCTAGGTATGAGCAAGAAGAAAACAATCGGTTGATGTCAGAAATCAATCGAGTAGCAACGAATGTGGAGAAGTTTCCACATTTTGAATCGGTTAGGGAAACTATGGCTCAATTACTTGAGAAAGGTTATGCCCAAGACCTTGAAGGTGCTTATGCAAAAGCTGTGCGTTTACAAGACGATGTATGGGAACTTGAGAGAGAACGACTTCTCAAACAAGGTTCTACACAAAGCCAAGCACAACGAGTAGCTAAAGCAAAATCGACTGCATTAAGTCCTCGATCCGTTACACCTAGCGGAATAAGTTCAACAGTTGATAAAAAGGATAGACGATCTGTGATTGAAGAACAATTAAATCAATCTATGGGTGGTCGGGTTTAACTAAACTAAAAAGGATATTATTATGGCTTTCGCTAATAGTGCTATCACCGATATTATCGCAACGACTATTCAAAGTCGTAGTGGTGAGTTGGCAGATAACTTAACACAAAACAATGCAATACTACAAAGACTTGACCAAAAAGGTAACATCAAGCCTTTCTCAGGTGGTAATGTGATTCTCCAAGAGATCATGTATAACGATCCATCAACCAACAATGCTAATTCTTATTCAGGATATGAAGTTTTAAATATCTCTCCTGATTCACCAATTAGTGCTGCTCAGTATTCAATTACTCAGTACGCTGATAGCGTAACAATGAGTGGTCTAGAAATGTTGCAGAACAGTTCTAAAGAGGCGATTATCGACTTACTAGATGGTCGTATGCAAGTATCTGAGGCTCGATTACTAAACCGAATCTCTGGTGACTTGTACCTTGATGGAACAGGTAATGGTGGTAAGAACATTACAGGTTTGGCAGCAGCAATTCCTGATAGTGCATCTACTGGAACTTATGGTGGTATTAATCGTGCCAACTGGACATTCTGGAGACCAATCGTTACTACTGGTGGTGCAGCAGTTAGTGCAACAACTATCTTGGCTAAGATGACTTCTACAGCTATTCAATTAGTTCGTGGAACAGACAAAGCTGACTTAATCGTTGCTGATAACAACTACTACTCTTTCTATGTCCAAGCACTACAAGCTATTCAGCGTATTACTTCTGAGGAATCAGGTGCATCAGGTTTCGCATCCCTCAAGTTCTATGGTGGTGGTACAAGTGCCGATGTGGTTCTAGGTGGTGGTGTAGGCTCACAACAGACTACTAACACAATGTTCTTCTTGAATACTGATTACATTTTCTTACGCCCACATAAAGAACGCAATTTCGTTCCTATTGGTGGCGAAAGACAAGCGATCAACCAAGATGCGATTGTTAAGTTGTATGGATGGGCTGGCAATCTCACTTGTTCTAACCAATTTTTACAGGGCAAGTTAATTGCCTAAGAAAGGAAAATAATCATGGCTTATTCAGTTCTCCCTATTGCAGGGATTGATTTAACAAACCTAACAACCACTAATCTAAACTCGGCTGGTACAAGTATTCCTACATTTGGCCCACTAGGTGCAGAAACTTTTGGTTCAGATGGTTTGCGTTATGTATTTGCAGTAGCTGGTGCAGCTATTACAGCAACACTAACAACTTGCACAGTAAACGCATCAACTTTTGTAGCTACAGCAAGTGGTGGAACTTATACAAGTCCAGCAACTGCAATGGCATCAGGTGACTATGGCTGGTTCAGCAAAGCATCTGTTTAAGTAGTCGAAGGGTTGTCAGAGATGGCAACCTTTCTTTTTTTAAAAACCTAAATACTTGGGAGTTTTAAATGATTGATTCAGATATTAACAACGCAGATACACGATTAGCAATTAAGTTTGAAAAGCGAGAAGTACAAAACGCTGATAGGACATTAGAAGAAGGTAGACCAATCTTTGAAGAACAAATCTTTATTAAGATAGTAGTACCAGGCGATTCTCTATCAGAGATAGATCGCAAAGTAAGAGATGAAGATAAAAATAGGTTTCCAATACAATGGGCTAATTTTATGAATCGCATAGGCGATGATGCAAGTTATTCAGGGACATCTTTAAAAGAATGGCCTTTGATTACTTCTACTCAAGCTGAAGAATTGCGAGGAATTAAATTTCATACAGTCGAGTCTATTGCAATGGCAACCGATCACAGCATCCAAAAGCTAGGTATGTTGGCAGGAATGTCACCACATACATTTAGAGATAAAGCTAAGGCTTTCCTTAAAATGGCTAAAGAGGGTGCAGATGTAGCATCAAGAGAAGAAGAAATAAACAAACTTCAAGAAGAAAATGCTAAAATAAGGCAAGAAACAGATGCAAAGATGTTGGAAATGCAAACTAAGTTTGAATCCCAAATGACATCTCTACTTGCAGCCGTTGGTCAAAAAAGAGGTAGGAAACCAAAAGTAGAGGAATAATATGTCATCGACAATGCTCGAACTCATGCAACAAACATCTAGTGAACTAGGTCTAGTTGCACCAACTTATGTCGCAGGCAATACCCAACAAGATGTAATTCAGTTATTAGCTTTAATGAATCGTGCTGGTTATAACCTGATTAAAGAATACGATTGGCGAGCATTGCAAAAGGAGTATCGTTTCTATACACAAGCTATTAGTACGACTGGCGATGGTGTAAATGGTTCTTACAATCTGTTAAATGTAGCAAATACAACAGGTTTGAATTCCAAATGGCAAGTAACTGGCACAGGAATACCACAAGATTGTTATGTGGTTTCTGTTGCTGGTTCTACTGTCACGCTTAATCAACCATTACAAGCAACTAATGTCGGTATAGCACTTACATTTGGTCAAACTGCATACGATTTACCTACTGATTACGAGACTATTACCGATAGAACGCAGTGGGATAAGACAAAACATTGGGAAATGCTCGGGCCAGAGGATGCACAGCAATGGCAATGGCTAAAATCGGGTTATATTTCGACAGGCCCAAGGGTAAGATGGCGAATTTATGGCGAATATTTCAATATATGGCCAATAATGAACACACAGGAGTATCTAGGATATGAATACAGATCAAAAGGGTGGGCTGAAAGTTCAAGTGGAACTGTTAAAAACAGCTTTACTGCTGATACTGACACGACTTTCCTTGACGATACAATCATGGTGCTTGCTACTAAACTCAAGTTCTTCCAAATTAAGAACTTTGATACTACAAGCCTACAACAAGATTACGAAAGGTACTTGAGTGTAGCTAAAGCAAACGATAAGGGTAGTGCTACATTGAGTTTTGCACCTTATCCAAGCAAAGTATTGATAGGGTATGCAAACATTCCGGACACAGGGTACGGCTCATGATTCCACAAAAGTTTAGTGCTAAGACTGCTAGTATTCCATCACCTATTGGGGGTTGGAACGCAAGAGATTCATTAGCTAATATGGATGCTATGGATGCTGTTACCATGAATAACTGGTTTCCTACACCTACAGACATTACTTTTAGAAAAGGCTACACCAAGTATTCAATAGGTATATCAGGCAAAGTTAATACTTTGATGAATTACTCAAGTCCTACAGGTAATAAACTGTTTGCAGTAGGTACTTCAATCATTTATGACGCATCTACAAGCACAGCAACAAGCGTATTTACAGGATTAACTAATAATAGGCTTCAGTTTGTATCTTTAACTAACTCTGGTGGTAGTTTTCTCATAGCGTGTAATGGTGCAGACCCAGTTCTAGTCTATAACGGAACATTTTGGTCTTATGTAGCTACAACATCGACTGCACAGACTATTTTAACGATTACAAAGAGTGGAACTACAGCTACTTTAACAACTGCATCTGCTCATGGGTTAGTTACAAATAATCAAGTAACAATTACTGGTGCATTAAGTAGTGAATATAACGGAAACTTTAGAATTACAGTAACAGGTGCAACAACATTTACTTACACAATGCTAACTACCCCTGCACTTAATGCAAGTGTAGTAGGAACATACACAGTCTTAGGGATTACAGGAGTTAATTCAAATACATTTATAGGAGTTAATCTCTTTAAAAACAGACTGTATTTTACGCAAAAAGACAGTTTAAATTGTTGGTATATGCCTGTTCAAAGCATCGGTGGTGCAGCAAGTCAGTTAGATTTCGGTAGTATTGCAAGAAATGGTGGCTATTTACAAGCAATGGCAACATGGACAATAGACGCAGGCGAGGGTGCAGACGATTATGCTGTATTTGTTACATCTAATGGTGAAACAATTGTTTATTTAGGTACTGATCCTAGTAATGTAGCAACATGGGCATTAAAAGGAGTATGGCAATTAGGTCAAACATTCACTAGAAGATGCTTTTTTAAGTGGGGTGGTGATGTTTTATTACTAACTCAAGACGGACTTGTACCACTTGCTAGTGCTTTACAGTCATCACGACTTGACCCTAGAGTTAATTTAACAGATAAAATTTATTATGCTGTAAGTCAAGCTGCTAGTTCTTTTTCAAGTTTACCTAATTGGCAGATTTCGTATTACGCTGGTGAGAATATGCTTATATTAAACATTCCGACAGATGTTGGAATGCAACAATATGTCATGCACACGATTACAAAGTCATGGGGACAATTCACAGGTATTGAGGCTTATACCTTTCAGATAAGCAATCAAAATATGTACTTTGGTGGCGATGGCTATGTTGGTAAGTTTTGGGACACATTTGCAGATAATGGTGCGAATATAGTCGGTCAAGTTCAACAAGCATATAGCTATTTCGAGACTAGAGGGCAACAAAAAAGATTCACAATGGTAAGACCTATGCTACTGACAGATAATGGTGTACCGACTGTTTTATGCAATGTATCGACAGACTTTCAACAACAGAATAATCTAGGTGCAGTACAGTTTAACCCTGGTGCGTATGCAATAGGTAAGTGGGATTCAGCATTATGGGATCAAGCAACATGGGGTGGAACATTGACAATTAACAAAGATTGGCAAGGAGTAACAGGAATAGGTTACTGTGCAGGGTTAAATTTAAGTATTGCAAGTCAAGGAATTGAAGTACATTGGACATCTACCGATTTCGTAATGGAATCTGGTGGAGTTATATAGTTTTTTAAGAAAATCGAGTATAATTGGTACAAGACCGATAACTTGGTTTCTTTTAACAGGAGAGAGTTATGGGTTTATTTGATCAAGCAACATCACAGTCAAATCAAGGGTTAATGGGGTTAGGACAACAACCTCAACAAGGACAGCCTCAATATACTAGTCCTATGAATCAAAATCAAAGACAATATATAGAAAATCCAAGTGATGTAGCTAGATTTGCTGGATGGCAAAATTATGCAAATCAAGGTGGTACGCAAGGTTGGAAAGATTGGTCTAGTCTAAACTATAATCAATTCGAACCACAAAATGATATGTTGCCTCCTATGGAACAACCTCAGTACACTAGTCCAATGAATCAAGTTGGAGGGGGACAACCTCAAGGCAATATGCCACCAATAGGGCGACCTTTAGGTCGATTTAATCCTGCAAGTACCTTACCTGATGGCACAAGAAATAGTGAAGGTGGAAGTTACGAGTACCCACAACAATCTAATTTTATGGGACAACCTACAAATACTCAAACTAATAATGGAAATACAATTGGTATACAACAGATTGGTTATCAACAACCTCAAGGCACTAGTGCTTTACCTTTAAGTATGCCTCGTATGGAACAACCTCAAGCAAAACCTTTGCAATCATTCTTTGAAGGCTCTAACGCAGGTCAAGTTCCTCGAGGGTATCAAATGGTGAATGGTGAAATGGTGCGTGATGATAGTTATCAACCACCAACATTTCCATCGCAAACATTACCTACAAGCACAACTCCTGCTTTAAATCCTACACCACAACCTCCTCAGATGTTTGAACAACCTATGCAACAACAACCTAGTAATCCTGTAAATACTCAAACTGTGCAACCTAATTTCTTAGGACAAACACCATTTGGGCAACCACAGACAAGTCAATACAGTTCTTCTAATCCTTTTGTACAAGCTGCTCAAGCTAATGCTCAAGGTAATTTAGCTGGTGCATTGCAAGCAACTTCAGCAAATCGAGTTAATCAACAAACACCTTACGGAAGTCTAAGTTATCAACAAACAGGTACAGATGCTCAAGGTAATCCTATTTGGAGTGCTAATCAAAATCTAAGCCCTGAGTTGCAACAACTTACTCAGAGTTCATTAGCTGGATTACAAGCATCGCAAGCAAATCCGATGTATGGAATTAACCCTGGCGATACATATTCCAATGCAATCATGCAAAGGTTAGCACCACAACAATCTCAAGCAAGAGAGGCTCTTGATGCTCAGTTAGCTAATCAAGGTATTATGCCTGGCTCTGAGGCTTACAATCGTGCAAAAGTATTGCAAGGTCAAACTCAAAATGATGCTCTTACAAGTGCTATTGTTGGTGGAATGAATACAGGTTTACAAGCACAAGGACTACAGAATACGACTGCAGCGAATATTCGTAATTTAGCAACACCAGGCTATGTAACTCCTTATAACCAAGCAGCAGTAGCAGGGCCTGATTATTTAAGTGCTTATACAAGTCAAAACGCTACAGATATAGCTAAAGCAAATGCAGATGCAGCCCAAAGATCATCACTTTTAAGTACATTAGGTGGATTAGGCTCAAGTGCAATCCTAGGTGGAACAGGTGCTAATAGTGCATTAGGTGGATTATTAGGACTTGGTAATCAAGGTTTGACTGCATTAGGTAATTCTAGTTTATGGAACTCATTATTTGGTACAGGGCCTAAAATAACTGGAGATCAAAGTTATTTAAATAGTATTGGTTTAGGTGGTTCAACTTATGGTTCAGGTACAGGTGGAATGACTACTGATCCTTTAGCAAACTTATATACAAATGGGTTAAGTCCTGATCAAAATTTAAGTGATTTATTTAATAGTTCATTTGGATTTGGTAATTAAATGACATTAGAAGAATACCTACGACAGCAAGGCTATGACATTGCTAGGATGCAAGATGTCCAATTCGATGAAAATGGTGGGCAAACAAATCAGCCTGGCATGGAATATGGTCGTATGCTTAGAATGGATAGAAATCATCCAGATTGGGAAGGTGGCGAAGCCTATAATTATTTTCAAAGAGCACCTACTGATTTAATACAAAGTTATTATGATATTCAGCAACCAACACCACAACCCACACCTGAGCCTGTAGTAGCACAACCAACACCACAACCAACACCACAAGCACCACAACCTCAAGCACCACAGCCAGTTGCTTTACCAACACCTAAGTCTTTAGAAGAATACCTCCAACAACAAGGGTTTAATGAATATAAACCTTTAGTAATGGGCACAGGTGCAGATTATACTGAAGAAATTAAGCAAAAAGCTGGGTATGGTAAAACAATAAAAGATGCAACTGAAGATTATCCTGCAGGATATTTTCAATATGCACCAGCCGAAGTAATAGATGCTTATTACAATAATCCAAAGAACTTTGTACAAACAAGAGAAACACCTGTTGGACAAGGAATAAATACTTTTAACGAAGGTAATCCAGACCAAAAAAGAATAATTGATCAAATAAATACTGGTCAATTAATGATAGTTCCATCTACTGCACCTGATGTAATGGGTAGGCAAAGTAATGAATATAATGTTGTTGATTCAAGAACAGGTCAAGTAGTACAACCAAATATAACTGCTATTGATGCAAGTAAAGGTATTTTTAATATAGTTGCAGCCGATCCTAACTCAAGTGGATATTTTAATAATTATGTATCTACAGACCCTAATGGTTTTGTAAATCCAATCACTAGTGAACAACAATCTCAATATGGTAGTCATGCAAATAATAGCTTAAACTTTATTAAAGACAGTCTTAAAGGCTTAATAACAATAGGTGGTCTTGGTGCTACAGCATTAGGTGCTGGTGCAGCGTTAGGAAGTGCTACAGGACTTGGAACTGTTGGTGGCAATATAGCTTTAAATACAGGATTAGGTGCATTAAAACAAGGAATAGATGGTCAATTTAATCCTTTAGGGTTAGCAACAAGTGCAGCGTTATCTTATGGTCTAGGTGGTGCTGGTGGTGCAGACCCATTAACAGCCGATGATATGTATACAGGTCAAGCAATGACCAACTTGGCTAGTTCTGACGATGCAACACGATTAGCAGATTTAGTAAGAGCATTTGAGAACCCTACAGAATTGACAGGGCCAACTATAGATGTGGCATCAAATCCTACAGTTGAATTAGGTAATGCAACAGTAGACGAGTCATACGGATTGCCTAATGTTCCTAAAGATTTACAGAATGAGGCTTATTTAGATCCAGGCTTAATTGATGTAGCACCTGAAAATGTAACTATTGGCACACCTGATGCAACACCATATTTTGATGCAAGTCCTACTTTTCCTACTTTAGATGTATCACCTAAGTATGATCCTAGTGCTTATTTACCTAATAATTTAACTAATATCCCTACTAATTTAGGTGAAATTACACCTTATATTTCAACTGATTTAAGTGGATTAGATTTTCAACCTAGCGTGGTTGGTAGTAATTTAGGTGGTTTTGACAATATTTCAACTATAGGAGGAAATGATTTAGGTGGCTTTGATAATATTCCAACTAATCTAGGAACAAACTTAGGAGGCTATACAGGAGTACCTACAGATTTAGGTGGTCTTGATGTACCATTTGATACAACTGGAATGGATATAGGCTTTAAGAATCCTGATTTAAGTGCAGGGGAATTAACAGTTACAGGTGAAAGACCTTATGTACCATTTGAGGAAAATTTTCCACTTCCTTACGAGCCATTTGAAGAAGATTTCCCTTTACAACCTGATGAAACAGCACCTTTAACAACACCTAAAATACTAAGTAATATATTAAAATCTACTCCTAGTGCGTTACCTAAAGCAATAGCAACGCAACAACAGTCTAATTTAGCAAATATTCTTAGAGGCTCACAAATGCCACAGACAGCATTACCCCCTATTTATAAACAAGCAAATCCATTTAACTTTGGACAACAAGCAACACCTGTGCAAGATACAAACGCACTAGTAAAATTATTGAGGACAGCATAATGGCACAATCTCCCTATCTTGATCAAAATGCACCTGAGATATTGGCTCTTGAAAGACAGAAGAAACTTGCAGATTTATTGCAATCAAGGGCATTAGAACAACCACAAGGACAAATGGTAAGTGGTCGTTATGTTGCACCTAGTTTATTACAACAGTTAGCACCTTTAGCTAATGCTTATATGGGTAGGCAAGCAGGGGAAGATGTCGAAAGTAAACAAGCTAAGTTGGCTAATCTTATTCGTGGACAACAAACAGAGCAAGCTAATAAGTTTACAGATTTAATGTATGGTAAGGCTGGCACTCCTGATGTTGAGGCAATGCCTGAGACTATAACAACACCAACAGGTGAACGAGTTGCACCAAATGCTATGGTTTCAAGAGATGACATGGGTAACTTATTACCTAACTTTGCTGTAAACCCTGCACAAGAGGCTGTAAAAGGTACAGAAGTTAAAGGTAATTTACTAGAGGCTCTTAAATATGCACAGTCCACAGGTAATCCAACACTAATTGCACAAGTTCAAGAGCAATTAAAGCCATTTACTTTAACTGAGGGTGGCATTAGACAACAAATAAATCCTAGAACAGGACAAACAGAAACTATCGGACAAGGTAATGTTAAAAGAGAGACATTTCCACCTGATATTAAATCAGCAGGAATGAAATTAGGTTTTGGTACTGATCCAGCACAATATACTGCACAACAACTAGCTGCAATAGATAAGAAAATACAAGCTGACGAAATAGAAAAACGCAAAGCTGGTGCATCTCCTGTAACATTTAACCCATCTGTAAATATGGGTAAATCTATAATTAGCGAAGTCGGGCCAATATTAACTAAATCAATGGAACAAGCAGAAAATGCAGTTAAGCAAATAGATACTTCTAATCGTTTAATTGCTGCAATAGATTCTAATAAAGTGTTTACTGGTACTGGTGCTAATGTTAAGGTAGCTTTGACTCAAGTAGGCGATGCGTTAGGAATAGCAGGGAAAGACTCACAAGAGAAGTTAGCAAATACACGAGTAGCAATACAAAGTTTGGCACAATTAACATTGCAAGGCAGACAACAAATGCGTGGTGAGGGTGCTATTACTCAAGGTGAAAGTAATTTAGCTGAACAAGCAATGAGTGGAAAAATAGACTTTACATCAGCAGAACTAAGAATACTTGCAAACGCTGCAAAACGAGCAGCAGAATATACCTATAAACAACATGAAAATAGGTTAGATGTATTAAGAAAAGACCCAAATACTTCAGGTGTTGTACCAATTTATACTGTTCCACCTATGCCTGATGCGAGTGTATGGAGGGTAAAATGAAAGAAAAAATTTATACAGTAGTTGCACCTGATGGTAAAGAAATACAGATTATTGGGCCAGAGGGTGCTAGTAATAGTGAGATTATTGCTCAAGCACAAAGATTATATAATCCAAGTGCTAAAACTGATGAAAATAAAGAAGTAAACCCTTATGAGGCAAATTTAAGAGAAGCATTAGCATTTATACCTGAATCCAAAAAAGTAATGGGTGGAATGATTGCTGGTTTGGGTGGTGAAACTATTAAAAATGTAGGTGCTTTAACTGAGTTAGTTAGTCCTAAATATGGCAAGCCAATTACGCAATATGGTGAAGCTATGACTAATGTAGCTAGTGAGGCTAACCCTATATCATCAACAATAGGTCAAATAGGTTCTTATGTAATTCCTACAAATATGGCTGTTAAAGTAGCATCAAAAATAGCACCTGCAGCACAAACTTTACTACCTAATTTACTTAGATCAGGTGCAGTTGGTGGGACTGTTGCATTAGGTACTACCCCTGGCTCTGTTGAAGAAAGAATGCCTGCAGTAGCAATAAATACTGCTGTAGGTGGTGCTATTCCTTTAGCTGGTAGAGCATTAGAAGAAGCTGGCAAGAAAATATTGCCTAAAATAGCTGAATCTCCGACTGCTGAGTTTTTATCTAATAAAGCAACAGAATTATTTACTAAAGCTAAAGATTCTGGTGTTGTATTAAATACCAAAGATTTTGCCAATACCATGAAAACTATTGGTGCAGATTTACGACAAGAAGGCTATGATCCACGCTTATATCCTAAATTAGATGTTGCATTAAGTGAATTGCAAAATGTTAAAATGCCTAAAGATTTTAATGAATTGCGTACTTTGCGTAAGTTTATTCAAGGTGCTCAAAAGAGTTCAGATTTAGAAGAAAAGCGTTTAGCAACAATACTGAAGAATGAATTTGATAATTATGTTGCTAACATACCTGAATCATCAATTAAAAGTGGATCAAAAGAAGGATTAGAGGCTTGGAAAGAAGCTAGAGATACTTATTCAAAGATGAGTAAAGCAGAAGTATTTGAAGATATGCTTAAACGAGCAGAATTAGATAAAACTAAATATACGCAATCAGGCGAAGAAAATTCTTTAACTATGCAATTGCGTAACTTAGCTAAGAATAATAAACAAATGCGTTTATTTACTGCTGAAGAACAAAAAGCAATCGAAGAAGCTGCAAAAGGTGGAAGTTTTCAAAATGCTTTACGATTTGTTGGTAAATTTGCACCTACAAGCGTTATAAATACAAGTTTGGGTGGTGGTACAGGTGCAGCAATAGGTTCAATGATTGGTGGTACTGGTGGAGCAGCACTAGGTGGTGCAGTAGTACCTATAATTGGTGGTTTAGCACGAGAAGGTGCTACAGCAATGCGTAAGAATCAACTAGAAACACTAGCAGAGTTAATGAGATCAGGTGGAAAAGGAACTGATTTACAATCACGAGTAAACTTAACTCCTGAACAAAGAAATTTAGTAAGGTTATTAAATCAAGGTACATCCTTACAACAAACAACGCAAGGAGAATAGATAATGTCACGCAATGGATCGGGTACATATTCGTTACCAGCAGGCAATCCTGTAGTAACAGGTACTACAATATCAAGTACATGGGCAAATACGACATTAAACGATATTGCAAGTGCATTAACAGGATCAATAGCAAGTGATGGTCAAACACCAATGACAGGAAATCTTGCAATGGGTGGAAATAACATAACAAATGCAGGAACTATAACAGCCGTAACAGGCATCTTTGGAGGATCATTCTAATGGCTCAGACTAACTATACACCGATAAGTCTGTATTATTCTACGACTGCAAGTGCAGTTCCTACTGCAGCTAATCTTGTCTCTGGCGAACTTGCTATAAACACAAATGATGGAAAGTTATATTACAAAGATTCTAGTGGAGTAGTTCAAGTATTAGCTACTAAAAGCACAGGCTCAATAGGTGGTTCAACTACACAAGTTCAATACAATTCAAGTGGATCATTAGCTGGTAGTGCTAATTTAACTTTTGATGGTACAAACTTAACAACTGGTGGCACAAATACAGCAACTAGATTTATTCCATCAGGCTCAACAGTAGCAACTAATGGAATGTTTTTACCAACAACAAATACTTTAGGATTTAGCACTAATTCTACAGAACGGATGCGTATAGACTCTAGTGGTATTTTATTAATAGGTAGAACAACTGCTACTGATTCTGGAACAAGATTAGCTGCTTACAACACAGCAGATACTTCAGTAGTTGCTACTTTCCAAAATGCACATAATGTAAGTGGTGATGCTGCTGGTGCTTTTTATCTAGGTGCTAATTGTAATGATACTGCTTCAACTTATATTACAGGTGCATTAAGTGGCGTTGGAGTTACTTTTAAAGTTCTTGGCAATGGTAATGTTTTAAACTCAAATAATAGTTATGGTTCATTATCAGATATTAAACTAAAAGAAAATATTGTTGATGCTACACCAAAACTTGCTAATTTAATGCAAGTAAAAGTTCGTAACTACAATTTAATTAATAGCACAATAAAACAAATTGGTGTTGTTGCTCAAGAATTAGAAACTGTATTTCCATCAATGATTGATGAAACACCTGATAAAGATAATGAAGGAAATGACCTTGGTACAACAACAAAGTCAGTTAAATACTCTGTTTTTGTCCCTATGCTTATTAAAGCAATTCAAGAATTAAAAACAGAATTTGATGCTTACAAAGCAAGTCATCCTTAATTAGAAAGTTGATATGGCAGAAATAGACCCTATAAAAGTTGGTGTTATGTGGCACAAGGTAGAGACTATGGAAAAAGAAATCTCTGAATTGCGTGCTGATGTAAAAACACTATTAGCAATGGCAGAACGATCTAAAGGCTCATTATGGGCTGGTATGATATTTGTCTCTGCACTTTCTAGTTTTGTAGGGTTTTTCTCTCATTACTTTACTGTTAAATAATGGAAACAGTAGACATACTAGCAAAGATTTGGCCTTTGTTAGTAGGGTTTGTAACGCTTGTTATTGTGCTTGCTAAAATGGATAATAAAGTATCTGTTCTTGAAGAAAAAGTAAAAACTTTGTTTGAACTTTATAATAAAAAATGAATATTCAAGATGTCCTAAAAGCAGTATTACCTATTGTTGTAGCGTGTTTAGCATGGTTATTAGGTCAAGTATCAGACTTTTCTACTAGATTAACAAAGATTGAAGGTCAAATGCCTGCTTTAATTACTAAAGAAAATGTACCTACAGACTCATTTTTAAGTGCAGAGGCAAGGCATAAACTAAAAGAAGAAGTTTATAAAGATATTCACCAGCTACAGGTTAAGGTGCAGTTGCTTGAAGAACGAGAAAAGAGGAAATAATGTTTGGAATAGATGATATTTTAAGCGTTGGGATGAAACTTGTAGATAAGTTTGTCCCAGACCCACAGGCTAAACAAGAGGCTCAAATCAAACTGTTAGAGATGCAAAAGAACGGTGAGTTAGCCCAACTGCAAGCAGACATGAACGAGCAACAAGAACTGACTAAACGGGTTCAAGCTGACATGATGTCTGACTCTTGGCTATCTAAGAACATTCGCCCTATGACGCTTGTATTCATTCTAATGACCTATACTACCTTTGCTATGATGAGTGCATGGGATATTGAAGTAAATAACAATTATGTAGAGTTATTAGGTCAATGGGGGATGTTAATTATGTCATTCTATTTTGGTGGTAGAACGCTAGAAAAAATCATGGATATGAAGGGTAAAAAATGCTAAGTAATTGGGATAAGTCGTTTGAGATGGTTATTGCTCACGAAGGTGGATTTACTAATGATGAAAGAGACCCTGGCAATAAGTTACCAGATGGTCGTAAAGGTTCAACTATGCTAGGTTGTACTCAAGCTAACTGGGAAAAGTATATAGGACATGAAGTTACTCAAGATGATATGAAAGCATTAAAGAAAGAAGATGTAAAACCTCTGTATAAGCGTGACTACTGGGATGCTGTAAAGGGTGATGATTTACCTGTTGGAGTTGATTATGCAGTATTTGATTTTGCTATCAACGCTGGCCCATCGGCTGCTCGCAAGATGATACAAAAAGCCCTTGGTGTTACTGCTGATGGTGCTATTGGCCCTGCTACTATGAAAGCGATTCAAGAGGCTGATGGTAAGGACTTATTAGATAAGTTTAGTCATAGCAAAGAGGCTTTTTACAAGTCTCTACCAACATTTCAGACTTATGGTAAAGGATGGTTGAAGCGTGTAGCTGATGTACAAACATCTGCCTCAACCATGATTGGTTAATTACCAAAACCAGTTTTTAAATAACATCCACCAAGAAACATCCTTTTTTAACAGAGCCTTTTGAAGATTGAGCATATCTCGATCATTCTCAAAATATGCCCTAGGTTGGCAATTAATACCTATTTGAACACCTGTTTTAGTCATATATGGAGTCATGGTTTCTTTACCAATCTATACATTTTGAACTTCCTACTTTCATGCCATCTATCTTCAATAATGTAACCTTTAGATCGCAGTTCACCAACTCTAGTTGATAGTTTCATAGTACCAGCTTTGTGAAGTGCATCAAGTGGGCTAATCCATTTACTAAGTGCAATAACAATCAATTCGTATTGTTTCATTATATTCTCCTAGAAAGGTACATCGTCAGGTATATCAGCTAAAGTCTTAGGAAAGGCATCTTTAGGCTCAGGATCGTTCAAATAAGCAATCAAGCAACCATCTTTAAGGGAGAATAAGGGGATTGTTTCTAACTTCAACATAAGCCCATTTTTAGTCTCTAAGATGATTCCTATTGATTGATACTTCTTCTTTGCCTTTCCATCTTTATCTTGATACTCGGATACTGCTGCTTTCAGATACCATTTGATGGCCATATTATTCACCTTTCATTAATTGCATTTCTACTTCCACTTCATTCAAGAACTTCAAAACTTCTTCTTCCATCTTCTTAATAAATTCTTCTTCACGCATAACTTCTTCTATGTATAACTGTGATCGAGGAGGCATCCTTGGGTCAAATGATACGAACCAGACCGACTTAGCACCTGTACAACTCATCTGTGCTTGTATTTGGGTATAGTATTTAGATGGGCAACCATCCTTAAAATATGACCAATGTACTGCACTCTGATACGGACACTTCAATTCCAGTAAAGAATCACCAATAACCCCATCAGGACTACATCCAAAGTCTTTAATCGTAGGATGATCAACGAACGCAACTTGATCTACAAACACATTATGAGCAACCTCAAACGCTGTTCTAGCAGTCTGTTCATTGTCTTTGCCCCATTGCATAGCATCATTGGTATACGAGGCTTCTATAACCCCTGTAACCCTTTGTAACGCTAACTCTATTAGATAATTACCTCTTGATGCTGAAACACCTGTTTTAGTTTTAGCCATGACATCGGCAACTCTTGATGCAGTAACTTTGCCTTTTCTGATCTGCAACCAAGCATCAGTTCCTTGTTCTATTTCTTTATATATCATTTTTCGCTTTCTTTAAAATTGCTCTTGCAAACTTTCTTAAATCATCATTACCAAGCAATAAGTTCTGTTGCCAAACAACTTGATTTATTTCCTCATCGGTTAGTTCACGCTGCTGCTTAACCATCTTACAAACTAATCTCCATTCTTCTTGAGTAGGTAAAATGTCAGGGTTCATTACAAAACAATCGTGCATAGAATGATGCGTTATTTGTTTACCACAAGTTTCGCAAGGAAACCATATTTGGTCAGTTACATAATGTTGAATCACCTGTCGTTCCTCTCTTGTTTAGCAGCGATACACATTTCAGCATACTTTTTAGGAATGTCTGGATGCCAACCTCCCATTAACATTGCACAATTTACCTCTGATTTTCTACCTAATTCAGTCAAATAAATGACAAATCCACACAGTAGAATACCTATTACTATTGACCAAAAGAATTCTCGACTCATAACACATCCTCCTTTTTGTACTTGCGTTTAAAAATAAAAGCTAGTTTTCTAAGTGCCATTCTTTCTATTTGCTCTACCTTGAACCTTGGTATTTGCAAGATATAAGCGACTTCTTCTTGCGTAAAATGGTTATCACTTCTGTGTTCTTTCAAACTTTTCATCTATTTTCCTCAGTAAAGATTCAACACGATGATTCCATAACTTAGAATCTGCATTTTGAGGCCATGTAACAATATATTCTTTGACTAATGTTGTAATCACAAGATAATCCACCTCTTTTTGCTTACTTAATAAAGAGTCTATTTGCTCATTAAATGTCATATTAGTTCTGCCTTTCTTTTATCTTTGGCTTTAGAAATCCGATCTATCGCTGCCTTATCTTTACTTAACTCTTTATATGCTTGTCCGTATGCACCTTTTAAAGTATCTATATCTAAGCACTCATTAATCATGTCGCACCAATTAGTGCATAAATCAGTTAGATCAGGAGTCTCCTCATCTATTGCATCACTTGGTATATCCTCTCCAGCGTAGATATAAAGACCTAAACCATGTAACGCTATTGCCTTAGCTAAACATCGTTGCATAGCTGTATTTACTGAAAAACTATCAGGGTTAGACATAGCTTTATTCTGATTATTCATAACTGGTAACTGTGCAGTCATCTTCTTACCAAATGCCTCAACTGTGCAAAACACCATCAAAGTATCACCAAAAGCCATTGGTTGATCATAAGTCCAAGTAGCTAATGGGTCTAGTTGTAATAGCTGATCTACTGCCCAAGCCCACGAAAGATAGGTAAATTTACCTTTTTTCTCTGTGTGTTCGTTAATGTTAATCTTGCGTAATTCTAAGTATTTACTCATCGTTTAAATCTCCATTGTGAAATTCGCGTTCGGCTTGTTGTGTAGCTAATGTATAAGCATAGTCATAGGTTTTTAAGTAAATGTAATTGCCTAGACCTGTCATATTGTTTTCGTTTATATAGTCAGCTACTTGTTGGTTTTCTTTAACTGTAAACTCAGCAACAGCCTCATTAACTAAGTTAGCTGGATTGTAAGTAGTCTTGATAAGTTGGTTGATACGATCATCAATTAGTTCTTGACCATCGTCAGATAGTGGGTCAATCCATAAGGTAGTCATTATTTAACTCCTTGTAGTAACCAAATTGTTAGTGCAGGGCCAAACATTACTGCAAATCCTACTAGTGCCTCTATAAATTCTCTCATCTCATTTCCCTTTCGTTTCATTTAATAAAATTTACTGCATGACTAGATATTATTCCATTTATTCTCATAAATCAACACTTTTTTAAAATATTTTCACATATTTTTATAGGGGATTTCCCTAATACGAATAATATATGCAAACATTCATTAAGTATAGTATATTCTACGAAAGAAAGGAATTAATTATGAAACCAATGGATTTATTAAAGATTGAATTTGGCTCACTAAGAAACTTGGCTGAGGCTTTAGAACTTAGACCCAATACTGTTGTGCTATGGGGTCAAACTCATATCCCATTTAAGTATATTAAGGAAATTGAGAGGCTATCAGAGAACCGAGTTACTAGGGAAATGCTTAGACCAGATGTATTTAACAAGGAGTGAGATATGTCTTGGATAAAACTTGAAACTCATATTTTTGACAAGCTAGAAATATTTAAAATAGCTGAAGAATTGAATATTGACCCTGATTCAGTTGTTGGAAAGTGTTGTCGTGTTTGGTCATGGTTTGATTTAAATACAGTAAATGGCGTTACACCAACCGTTACAGAATCGTTACTTGACCGTTACTGTGGTATCAAAGGGTTCTGTAATGCTATGTTAAAAGCTGGTTGGATGGAAAAAGATGATACAAATTTATATCTACCTAACTATGACCGACATAACAGTCAAACTGCCAAAGATAGGGCTTTAACAGCTAAAAGAGTATCAAAGCATCGTAAAAACAAGATAAGTAACGATGAATGTAACGCTGTAAGTAACGATGAACCATTACACGAATCGTTAGATAGAGAAGAGAAGATAAGAGAAGAGGAGATAAGAGAAGATAAGTCAAAGACTATATTGGTGGACTCTAAGATTCCCCCATGCCCTCATTCTGAGATTATTAATATTTATCATGAAGTATTACCTGAATTACCTAGAGT